TTTCCTCCGCCATAACGCGCAGGGCTTCGCCTTCCAAGACTTGAAGGTCAGGGAAGATGTCAGCGAGTTTCTTTTTCTTGATGCCGAGAAAACCGGCCACGTCGCGGATGCTGCTGTAGTCGAGGCCAATCGCGCCGCCGGCGCCTGCTCGCCACTGGGTGGACATCCGGTTGAATAGGAGGAAGGCAGACCAAAGGCACGGCCAAACCTCGAACTCTTCTTCCATGTCCTCTGCGTCCCAGCCGAAAGCCGCGATCTGCTCGGCATCCGGCGGGGACTCATACAGGGCGCGGGCGGCGCGGATCAGTTTCCCGTGCGAGCCTTGGCGAAAGCTGCCTGGTACGCATCCACGACGGCCTCGGTCGCCCCATGACACGAAGTCACCAAGGCCTTGATGCTCTCGTCATCGAACTTGTCGTCGAACTCCCAGCCTACGACCAGATCCTTGATCTGCTGCATCTGGTTTTCGGTATCCACGGCAATAATTTCCGATACCGTTGGCTTTTCACCAAAGCGCTCTTGGCCGTCCTTGCGCCGCTGATTCCACTCATCGAACAGGGCTGCCAATTCGATACGGTTTCGATACTTGAACGTGAATTCAACCTTCACTGGCTCCTGGCCAACGACGGGGATCATCACCGCGCCCAGAAACGTCGGCGCCTGGGCAATCTTGAATTTCGCCATGATTAAGCTCCGCCGCCAGCAGCAACTGGCGCGCGATACGCAGTGATTTCCGCGTTGATGGTGAACCCGAAGGAGACAGCAGCGCCTTCGTTACGCACCAGCGTCGGCGTCTTGTTGAACGATGCGTAGCCAGCGTAGTAGATCGTTTTGCCGTTGGGCAGCGACATACGCAGGATGCGGACTTCCTTCTCGCGGTCAGCCTTATCGAGCTCTTCGTACCAAACCAGGCTGTCATCGTCAGCCAATTGGAAGGCGAAAGCCTGTGCGTTTTTGGTCGTTGGGATCTGCTTGTCCCGACGAGCCTCGAGCGGCGCATAAGTCCAGTACTGCTGCTCGCCGCCGGACATGGAGTTGCCGATCACCTGGTTGACGGCTACCCAGCCGGTAACTTTCTTGGCAGTGCCGCCGCTGATGCCGTCCGGGAAGAAAGCAACATTGGATGTGTCGATGCCCTCCAGGGTAAATGCGGCGGCGGCGGCGTTGGATACACGCACGGCGCGCTCGTTGATGTCCTCCCAGCCGGAGGTGATCAGCAGAATATCGCCATTGGCAAAACCGTTCGCCGCGCTGGTAGCGACACCCGGGTTTGCGTTGCTGATTGCGGAAATCAGCTTGGCGGCGGCGAACCCGCTGGAGATCGAAAGCGTTGCCCCGTTGGGGAAATAAACAGACATGGGTTTTCCTCTTTGCATAAATGACAAAACCCGCTCAATGGCGGGTTCAGGATTTGCCCAACGGGCGGGTTATGGCGTGGTGTCGGACCGGTAGGTAAACGAGAGCGGCACGGTATAGGTTGAGTCGCCAGTAATGCCTGGACCAACATCTACAGGCGTCATAGGCGTCACCACGAAACCGTTCTTCACGTCGCGCACATACAGCGGGAATAGCGCGATGAGTTCGGCGGCAATTGGGTTGGTCTTGGCCTTCCCGGTACCCGCCGGCGCGATGATGCTGACCTGAAACACTCCGGTATACAGCCGGTGATCACCGCCGAGCGTGTTGCTCGCGGTGTCGCCCGGGATAGTGAAAGCTCGAAGATATGTCTCCCCCTCCCCCGGCGTGTAGGCCGTGTTCTCGAAAACGATCTTGAGCTTCTCGGCCCTGCCAGCGTTCCAGGCGATCAGCTTGGCCTCGTAGATCGAGGCGATGATTGCGTGACTCATACCTGGTTGTTCCTGATGGCCTCCAGCACTATCTGCTGGAAGCGAGCCACGGTTACCCGAACCATGCCGCCGGGGGCCTGGGTGGAATGGCCGAACTCTAGCGGGATTGCATAAGGCAAGTTGTTGATGATGTAGGCCATCTGGCCGGCGGTGAAGTCGCTCATTGCGGCCACCAGTGCGGCAGTGGTTTCGGCGCCGCTCGGGTCCACCTCATCGAAGGTGACACTCTCGACTACGCCCAGCGAGATATGCCAGTTTGCACGGAACCGGCCGCCGACATAGCCTTCAGGCGCCTTGATGCCCATACCGTCGTTGAGCTTGCGACCTTTCTTCAGCCTGCCGCCCTTGGTGAGATTGCTCGGATCTCTCCGCAGCGCGCTGTTGTGCTCGTCGACGGCCTTGTTGTACTCGGCCGCTACGGAGTTCTGCGCCCATATCTCTGGGTTGCCCACGGGAGACATGCGAATCAGGCTGCTACCAACCTCAATGATGATCTCGCGCACGCTTGCGTCGATTGCATCACTGCTCTGAGCGGCAAACTCGGCAAGGCTTAGTGCAAAGCTGCCGGATTGACCGGCACCCGCCCGGCTCACGAGCGCACCTGCAGCTCATAAAGGATCGGCGTACCCGCTGGATTAATCTCTTTCAGTGGCGGAACGATTGACCAGGTGCGGCCCTGGGCCACTACTTTGTCGAGCAGACCCGGCACCCAGGCCAAGCCCTGCGCCGCGATCTTGAGCTTCTTGTCGCCCTGTCGGATGAGGCTATTGTTTTGGAATTCTTGGCCGGTGAAGTCGAGCAGGATGCCTTGGGCTGTTTGTTCGACGGTTGCGCCCGGCGCTTCGCCGCCCGTCTCAGGGTCGTACTCGCCCGGCACCGTCTTGCTGATGGTCACGGGCTGGCCGAACTCTGTGATCATCTCCAAAGCCATCACGGCCATTTCGTCGTAAAAGGTGGCCATGGCGGTCTCCGTTGAAGCTATGCGCGGATTGCGAACAGCCCGCGCTTTTGTAGGTAGTCGGCAAACTGCGTAGCACTTGGCCGGTCCGGCGCCGCCGGCAACAGCCGACCACTGGTGTTGGAGATCGTCGCGTACTCGCGAGTGACCGCGCCCTCAACGCGCTCAAGTGTCACAGCACCCTTGCGCTTGTCGATTGGGTCGATGTCGTCCTGATGTATCTCGGCGGCCAGGGCCATCTGCCCGTACTGAATGCGCGCTGGCAGATAGTTGTCCGGCTTGATCTCGCGATCCAGCAGCACTTCCCGGCGCGGCCAGGATAAGGCCTGCTCGCCGCTGGTCTTGCGGCCTTTCCAAGTCATGCCATCCATCACCAAGGCGGCCCGGCGAAGCAACGCCTCTTGCGCGGGAGCGCCCGCAGGGATGACCGTGCCGAACTTCACGGCATACAGGGCCAGGTCCTCGGCGCTCGCGTAGCTTTCGGCGTCATGCTTGCCGGTACCGTCCTCGATGATGAGCATCGATTACTCCTTGGATTCGTTCAGGCGATCAGCCTCAACTTTTGCTTCATCGGCAGTGCCGACGAACTCGCCGAATCGTACACCGTCGCGGGTGATGATGATCCACTGGTCGTTCGATTCCAGCTTCGGAATGTAGACCGGCTCATCCTTCGTGCCATCCTTGAGCGTTCCGTTGGTGCCCCCGGTCAGCACGTTTTTACCGGTCTTTTCCTTACCGGCCGCCCCTTTGTCCTTCGCGGTCTTTTCCTTACCGGCGGCGGACGTAACCGGGGTTTTGCGGGTCAGTACCTCGACCTCAATCTCGGCATCGTCATACGCGGCTTTGATCTCAGGGTAATCGCCCACGATAACGACCTTAGTCACGCCACGCTCCACTGCGCGGAACAGATCTGGATTGCGGTAGCGCTTGTTCGGGTCGAAGTCACCCAGTTGGTTGCTATAAACGAGTTCCATTATTCTCTCCATGGCGGCCATTGCTGGTCGCGTCTTGGGGTAGGTATCAGCCGGCGGCAGGCGGCGTGGTGGTCAGGGTGATCATCACGCCGGCGGTGACCTTGTTGCTGTCCGAGTGCTTCACCCAATTAGCGGCCGAACCAACAGCGGCCAGGGTTGGGTTGGCACCGCCGGTGGTTTCCTTCCAGCTGTAGCCCAACACGTCGATGTTTACGGTTCCTTCTGCGCGGTAGCCGATGCCGAGGTTTTCTTCATCGTTCACCTCGTAGGACCGGAAGCCGGGCGCCTGGGATTCAGTGATCACGACAGCATTCGGCAACAGACCGAAAATCACGTCTGCAGGTGCGGTGTCGGTCACCAGTACCGGCTTGCCCAGCGTGCCAGGCAGACCGCCGTAGATGACGACGCCAGCCTCCTCGTAAACCTTGTTCGCGATCGCTTCGTCCACGATGTCGAAATAGGCCGACGAGTGCATGACCCACAGGGCAATGCGACCGAACTTGTCGCCGAACTTACGCATCCCGCGAGTCAGGGTTTTCTTGCCATCGGTCTCGATGTTGGCCGAGACCACCATGCCAGCGTTGGAACCGATCGCGGCACGGAGTGCGGCGGTGGAGTAGTGGATGAAGCCTTCCAGGGTAGCGTCGGCCACGTCAACGCCGATGATTTGGGAGAATTCATCTACAGGGCGGCCGCGGCGCTTGAACGCTTCTTCGGTGGTCTGGTACGGGCCGTATTTCCACGGAGCCTTCACACCAACAGCTTCGCCGGCGCCGATCTTCTTCGAAACCACTTTGGCTTCGGAGTTGACGTCGCGGTGATCCAGGCCGCCACCGAGTTTGTAGAAAGCGCGCTTGCGGAAATTGCCTTCGATCATCTCGTTGTCGAGGACAATGGCGCCATTGGAGGATGCGTTGAACACATCCAGGTTGTCCTGGACGCGCTCCAGGTATGCGGTTTGCGCCTCATCGTTGTAGATGACCAGGTCGCTGTTTACGGTTGTAGCCATGGGTTTGTCCCCTTACTTGGGCAATGCGAGGAATGCGGTTTGGCCGTGCTTGCGCTGGTAGTCGCGCTTTTGCTCAGCAGTCATTTCGGAGCGCTTGAATGCAGCCTGGCCGCTACCCCCGCCCGGGGCTTGTGTCCCTGAGGCCCTGGGCCACAGGTGAGGTGCGCTCTCGCGCAGGGATTCCGCCCATTCGAGCGGGGTAAGAGGCGACTTGCCGTCTTTGCCGAGGATGGGCTGACCATTCTCGTCAACGGCGACCGCTTCGCCCTCTTCGTTCAGCGTGAACACGCCCTTGGCGCGCAGGATGATGTCGTCGGTTGCTTCGGGGAGCGCACCGGCCTTCAGAGCAGCGCCGCGTACGGAGTCACCCAGGACTTTGCCCTGGAACTTCGCGGCGAAGGCTTCGGCCTTCTCGGCGCGGCCAGTGATAGCCTTCAGTTGCTTGTCGTAGTCACCGCGCAGTCGTTCAGTGCGTTTATTGAACACCTCGTCCACTTTGCCCTCAGTCAGGAGCTTGGTTTCTTCGTCCTGGCCGGCTCGGCTGAGAAGCCCTTTCACCGCGTCGATGTCTATTCCTTCGAATTGGGTCTCGAACTGGGTCAGCTTGCCAGAGGTCTCTTTCAGCTTGCCAAGCAGCTCGTTGTTTTTGGATTTCAGCCCAGTCACAGAGGCTTCAACGGCAGTCGCGATAGCGGCTTTGACTGCCGGGTTCTCCAGGTCGATTTCGTTTTCTTCTGCCACGTCATTACACCCCTTGTGTTCTGTTGGCCCGTTTTGCGAGCATAAAAAAACCCGCCGAAGCGGGCTTGTTACAAGTGAAAAATTAGTAAAGGCAAAGATCTATAAACTCATCCGTACCGCCATCGCAAACGAAATACTCCAAAACCCTGTCGGCTAGTTCCGTGAGTTGTTGTTCGGCGAGAACTATCTCCATAGCTGATGAGCCAATGTCTGCTGCAGTTGTCGACAGCTCTATAACTGTTTGTTTAACAAGAGTGCTGCCGCGGATTTTTTCTAACACTAGTAGAACGTCGTCTCGGAAGAGAAAACTAGCCTCGCTTACATATGCTTGGATCCAACCTGTAGCGATTTCTAGCTCGTAGGCCCAATCTAAAGGGTCTTGGTTTGGGAGCCTTTTAAATCCATAGATGAGGCTACCTAAAAGCTCAGCCTGGCTCTCATAGGGCAATTTACTTAACATCGTTCATCTTCCTGATGCCTGAATACCTCCAGGCTACAGGCCCGCAATTTCAAAGGCTAGGGGCTCAAGGATCTTCATCTGCACCAGACTGAGCGGTGCGAAGTTGCGATCAAGCTGCAGCTCGGCGAAACGTTCGACGGTCAACCCGCCTTCGCGGAACAGCTTGCCCCGTACAGGTCCGATAGCCACGTCCTGGAACGATGCCGGTTGCTGCTGGAGCCAGTGGTAGTAATCCAGATCGGCATTGACCTGTTGGCCGCCAATGGCGCCAACAGAAGCCCGCGTGGCGCCTTTGGCGAACATCGCGCTGAGCTTTGTCAGCAAGATGAAGGTGGTACGGCAATTCGGGTGGAACGGCGGTCTTGGACCGGACTCCACCGGAAACCTGCGCTTGTCCATCGAGCGGCATTGCTGGCTGGTCTTGCTGTCCAGCGTGGCCACCATCTGGATCTCTTCGACGATATCCGTGTTGGCCTTGGCCACCTCCATCCTCGCCTGGGAAGACACATGCTGGATGGCGGTGTGAACGACAGTACTGGCATTGCGGTTGGTAGTTGCCAAGATTCCGTCTTTGTACCCGGCAGCCTTCGTGCCGCGTATGTTTCGGATGATCTGGAAGTTCGTCTGGCCTTCGAAAAAGCCCTGCCGGATAGTGCCGGTGACACGCTCACGCTCGGCGCTAGTCCAGCCCTTGATGAAAGCCTTCAGCAGCTTCCCGCCGCCGGTACCGCGCACGCTGAGAGGATTCGTTAGCACGGCTGTGCGGATCGCGGCAGCCGTCGGCGCGACGACATCCAGCGAAACGCCAACCGGTGCCGACCTGGCAAGGCTGGTCGCCTCGAACTCAGCCTCGTAGTTGGCGATATCCACCAGGTCGAGGTTCAGTTGCGCGCTGTAACGGTCGAAGATGCCCAACAGCAGGCTATCCACTTCCTTCAGTAGTGCTTCGAGGCGCTTGACGTTGTACTCAGTCATGTCCGACTGGGTGAGCCTGTCACGGATTGAGCGGTCAATCTCCTTGAGGAAGGGAGCGAACTTGTCCACCTCCCCTGCCTTGAGTTTTTCGAGGAAGACGGCGTGCCGGATGGTCGCGTCAAGTACTGCCTGGTTCGCTGCCATCTACTTTGTCCTCGTCGTCCAGCCCAAGGCCATCGCCCTGCTCTTCCAGCTCACCGTCGATCTGCTTGTCAGTGCGCTCTGGCGCGATCAGCCCAAGCTTGCGCAGGTACGCCCGCAAGTCAGCCTTGGCGAATCCGCCGTTCTGCCACAAGCCAACCAAGGCTGTGATCATCTGCGGATCAGCCGAGAGTTCGACGAACTCCTGATTGACCTTGTAACCCACTTTGTTGTCGGCAATGCCCATGTAAATGCAGCACCACATGAGCGCACGGGTGTAGGCCTCGCTGACGTTGGCAACGCAGCCAGCCAGGACCGATGTCGATGCCGACTGATCGCCACGGGACTCGGTAGCGGTCTTGGTGGCTAGTGACGCCACAACCATCCGCGCGCCCAGCTCGATCATCATCTGGTTTTTGTCGGCCATGGCCTCCTTTACCAGCGTGTTAGGCGTGGGCTGCGCATAACCAAAGGCGCCACCAACGGGCAGCATCATCGGGGCCCTGGAGCCAACGTAAATACCGTTTTTCTCCATCCAGTCGCGCCAGGACTCGTCGAGCCCACTGATCCACGGCTGGGCCTGGCCGCACCAGAACACGCTGTCTTCGTAATCAGCGCTGTTCCGGTAGTGGCCCAGGTTGATCATGGCGATGTCGTAGAGCGGTGACTCATCGATGCTCGGATCGTTGTTCTGCGCACCGACGAAGGTGAACGGGATCTCCTTCAGCCGGCCACCGGCACCCGTAGGCCGGAATTCCTCAGTAACCGCCAGTGGCCCGCCAGTCTCTGGCCCTGACCGGCGCCATACTCGACAAACGAAGCCGTCTTCCTCCAAGGCCAGCTCCCGGTACTGCTCAACTGTTTTGAAGCCAAAGCCATCGGGAATTTCCGGCGACTCCTTCAGTACTACCAGCGTCAGCACACTGTGACCGTTCACCATACCAGTGCGCCAGTTGATGATTTCCTCGGCGCAGTAGGTGAGGATCACCGCATGCCCGCCGATGCCGTCGTCTTGGTGATAGTCGACATACAAACCATGCCGGCCAGCCTCGAGTACCTTCTCCAGCGTGCCCTGGGAGTGCTGATAAATGCTCACACCAGAGCCGTTGGCGTTGTCTTGCAGGTATTCCAGCTTCGTCGGCACCGTCAGGGTCGGGTCTTTATGGAAGGCCAAGCCAAGCAAACCGTTTCGGGTGTGGCCTGTGGCATTCTTGAACACTGCGCGCTCACGGTAAGCCCGATTCCGGTCTTCGTTCTCCAGCGACTTGTCGTGTGCGTTGATGTAGGGCAGCCGATCGACAACCCTGTGCTGGCCCGCGCAGACGTCGCGAACGGTTGCCCAGCGGTCCAGCACTGCCGTGTATTCCGCCCGCTTGAAGGAGACGTCGTTGCTCATCGGGCGTATCCCATTTTGATAGCGGTGACCG